GCCCACGGCGCCGAAGCCGGCGAGGACGAACTTGCGCGCGACGTTCGAGAGGACGTTCGGGATGTCGGCGTTCGAGAACGCGGCCTTGAGCGCCTTCTTCATCGAATCGTCGTTGCCCAGGCGGTACTGGATGCCGAACGCGGCGAAGACGTCCGAAAGGCGCGTGATTTTCAGGTCATGCGCGGCGTCCAGGTCGACGCCCTTGAACGATGCCTCCACGACGCTGTCGCTCATCGACGCGCCCATGCAGGCGGCGGCGGTGACGGTCTTCGCGTCATGCGGCGCGGACGCCCTGAGGTCGATGATGGCAGGCGCGCTGGGGCGAGACGCTTCGATCTCGGCCTGCTTCTTCGCCTTCTCGGCTTCGGCCTTCTCGGCCTTCAGGCAGGCAAGCTCCGCCTTCTCGGCGGTCCAGCCTTCCTTGACGGCCTGGGCCATGATGTCCTCGTGCCCCTTGCACGCGGTGATGACGGAGGCCACGCGGTCGCGCTCTGCGGTCTGCGCCGCCTCCACGGTTGCGGTGTCGGTCTTCTCGGCCTCCACCGGCTTGTTCTTATCGGTAGGCATTTTGCCCTCCTTGGTTTCGGTTTCTGTGGAAGCAGCCGCCGCAATGGCGGTCTGCGTGGACCCATCTGCCCCCAAGGGCACGATGGAAACTTCGTTAAGGACGCCGGCGCGGACGATGTAGCACTCGCCCTTGACCTCGGCGCCGTTCAGCGTGGCGGACTCGTCCGGGCCGACGTAGAAGACGTCCGTTCCGGACACGCCCACGGACGCCTGGAACTTGAAGCCGGCCTTCGCCAGCTCGTAGACCTTCTTGGCGTCCTGCGACACGGGCATGAAGTCCGCGTCGATCTTGAGCGAATTGCCGTCCACCTTGACCTTCGTCGCCTGGCCGCAGATCGAGTCGATGGAGTAGGTCCGGTGCTGGCAGAGGACCGGGACGGCGTTGTCGGCGCGCCAGGTAAGGCCCGAGAGCTCGATGCCGACGGGAGCGCCCCAGCCGACCTTCATCAGCCCGCCGTTGTAGGCGGCAATCGCCATCTTCTTGTTGCCGTTCGCGTCCGGCTTGCCGTCCTCGCCCTGCGCGGCGACGATCTCCACCGTGCCGACTGCCTCGATCGGCTTCTTCAGAAGTTCCTTCAGTTCGTCAGGCATTGTTGCCACCTTTCGCTTTGTTGTTCGGGTTCAAGTTCTTCTGCGAATCGTGCTCGAGCTCGTCCTCGGAAGGGGCGGGCGCCGGCGCGCCGCTCTTCGCGAAGAATGGGCACGGCGTGTTCTCTGGGAGTCCGTTCTTCCGGCATTCCTCGAGCCACCACGCCAGCATCTGGGCGCGCTCGGAAATGGCCTGCTTGACCTCGCGCTTCCAGTCCTTGCCGTCCTTCGCGTAGAGCGTCGCGTAGGACACGGTCGCGTTCCCGAGACGCGTGTTGTCGGCCGAGGCGTCCTTCAGCACGTCGGCGTTCGCGCGCTCCGTGAACAGCCACTCCGTGCGCCGCAGGGCCTGGAGCGTCTGCGGGGGGAGGCGCTTGATGACGGCGTACTCCTCCAGCCACTTGAAGAACACGCGGTCGAGGACCTTCGTGACGAGCGTGGAACGGACGGAGTTGATCTTGTCCCCGTACGTCGTGTGGTCGAGCTTCGCGCTCGCGAAGTTGTGCTGGCTCGAGTCGCACATCGCGATGTTGACCGGCATGGAGAGACAGCGCGCCATCTCCGCGATCAGCGCGCGGACGAAGTCGTTGTACAGGGAAGTCGGCTGCATCGCCTGGAGCTGCTGGAGCTTCCAGCCCTCCGGAAGGGTGACGAGCATGCCGCGCTGCACGCGGAACGGCGTGTTCGGCTTGACGTCCATCGCACACTTGCCGAGGCTCGCGTCGTCGTCGTCGTAGCACTCCGGCACCTGGTCCGTGGAAAGGACGCCCGAGACGGAGGCGGCGTTGATCGCCGTCTGCGTCACGCTCGAGCGGTAGGACTTCTGGTCGGCCGGGATCTCCAGGGCGGCCACGAAGTCCGAAACGCCGCGGACCTGCTCGGGGCGCATGACCTCGAAGTAGTGGATGACGTTCGACGCCTTCACCCACTCGCCGGCGCGCGCCCGGATGTTCCGGATTGAGCGGTAGTCGCCGGGATGGTACTTCAGGATGCGGTACTCGGTCGGGTGCCCGAACTGGTCGAAGCGGATGCCGTCCACCTCGTTCTCGCGGGTGATCATGTCCGTCCAGGACTCCACGCGGTCGCACTCGATCGGCGCAAGGTTCAGCGTGACCTGGTTCGTCTCGTCCACGACGGTCGGGTCGCGGAAGAAGGTGGCGAACGCCTCGCCGTCCGTGGTCTTCGCCCTGACGAGCGTCTTCAGCTTCTCCCAGAAGCCGACCTTCAGCGCCCAGGCGTCGAAGGCGAGCGAGATCTCGTCGCGCACGGACTCGGCCACGCCGCCGCGCGGGAACGAGACCGTCACCCACGGCCCCACCACGTCCGTCGAGTAGGTGTCGAGCATCCCCCAGGCGTACGGGCAGTTAAAGACCACGTAGCGGGCGCGGTCGCGCACCGTGCGCCTCACGTCCGGGGAAAGGGCGGCGACGGCAGCGAGGGAGTCGACGTTTCGGAACAGCGACTCCGTGTCCGGAGTGTGGCGGGCGTTGTCGAACCGGGCGTTGACCTGCGCCCCGTCGAATGACTGCCTCTGGTGTTTCTTCGCCATCTTGCTGGTTCCTTTCAGCAATCGCACGTCCCAGGCGGGATTGCATGGGTGACAAGTCCGGCGAGCGGGTTACGCCGGCGCCCGACGAGCGCACGCTTGCGGAGGTACTTGTCGGCTTCGATCAGCTCCGAGAGGGAGCGGTTCGACTGGTTCAGACCGTCGACCGAGAACGAGCTGGGATTCGCGACCGCCTCCGCGAAATCGGAGTCGGACACGCCCGGAACGACCTTCGCCGTCTCTGTCTGCTCTGCGTTCATTGCGCGTACATAATGGCACACCGCAAGGCTTTTTTCAACGGTGTTGCCGCTAGATGTAGCGTTTTGCCACCCTTAAACGGCCTCGGAAGTGAAAAAACGCTTCCCACAGTTGCGACATTCCCGCGTCCGGCGCACCACCTCGCCAATACGCTCGGTCCGAATCACGTAGGAATGCCGGCAGCCGCATTCCGCACATGGGATGCCGTCAGCGGTATCGGAGAGTCCGACGGACTCCTCGTAGGTCTTTCGCCTGTTCTTAGCCATGATAGACCTTCCTCCTGTTCCTGTTTGACGTGTTGCCGACTGCGGTTTTCGCCCCCGTGCCCCCCTCGGCCGACATCGACAGCACCCCCTCGTACCCCGCCGCGGCGTAGTTCATCGCGTGGGTGTCGAGGTAATCGTGCTTCCCCGGCAGAGTTCGCCACTTGTACACGACCAACGTGTGGCCGCCACGCCCCATTATCACGCCCTTGGCCTCGAGCACTTCGCGGCACATCTGGTCGGCGTAGTCTCGGTGCGACCCCTCGTAGATCGTCGAGCTCCCAGGTTCGCCCACCGGCGTAATCCAGGACGTCTGCCCCATTTCCTTGTAGTAGTCCGCGTCGAAACAGTACCATTTGCCGCTTTCGCGGGTGAAGCATGCATACACGCGGCCACGGACGCGCCCGACGCACGTCTTCACGGATGGGTCGAAAGTCTTCCCGGCTCGGCCGATCATGGCGCGGCCCAGCTTGCCGTTCTTCTTCGCCGCCCGGCAGAAGCTGGTCACCGTGTCGAACTGCTCGCCGCCGGCGTCGATGTACCAGACGTCCAGCTTCCACGGCTGCAGGTCCACCCACTCGGCCATGACCTCGAGCGCCTTCTTGACAAGCCGCTGCCGCTGCTCCTGGTTCGTGTTCTTCGCGGAGATTGGTAGCGGCGCCTGGCACCAGACGCCCCTTGCGAAGACGTGGCAGCCACCCGATCGCGTGAACGCCGCGGCCTCGTAGGTCAGGCCGTACGAGTAGTTGACGTCCGTGGACAGCGCGGCGAAGACAGTGTCTTCCGGCAACTCGTTCTCGTGCAGCTCCACGATGTGCTGGAGAATGTTCTTCGGCTTCAGCTCGTAAAACTTCGTCTCGTGCGCGACGGGCTGGTTCTGGTATTCCGAGAAGAACGCGTCCCGTCCCTTCGTGTAGTAGTCCACCATCGCCGAGAAGTACGCGTCGGGGTCGCCCTTGGACTTGTCGAAGCGGTACTTCCAAGAGACGGCGTACCCCTCGCACATCGCCTTCCGGTTCCTGCGGTAGAAGGTGAACGCCATTTTCCGCGTCTTGTCGTCGTCGTACAGGTCGAACCACCTGTCCCACAACTGGCGCGTCCGCGACTCGGGCTTCTCGAAGTCCACCGGCCATGACACGACGCGCGGGATCCGCACGAACACCGTGTTGCGCCTCTTCCCCAGGCTCTCGCCAACGTCGTCTGGCGCGTAGATGGTACATGCCACCATCATCGAGATGCGCGAGTCAGGACCTGCAAGGCACAGCCACTGCGTGTCGATCTGCTTCAGCGTGTCCGCGACGAACTTCGGGTCGGCCGCGCGCTTGACGTCCTGCGGGTCGTCGAGGAGCAGCTTGTCCGGACGGAGCGACATGCCGTCGGCAGTCGTGATGTTCAAGCCCTTGACGTCGCCCTGGAGGGAGCCGGCCGCAATCGCGCCGAGCCCGTCCGGGAAGACGATCTGCATCAGCTTGGATTTTATCGCAGCGCCGGTCGGCCTGTCCTCGCCCTGCCAGTGGAGGCGCGGCAGCCGGTTCGCGTGGGTGGATATGGCGAAGGGCGCGAAGTATTCGGGATAGTCCGCGACAAGCCGCTCCGAAGTGATCGCTATCACCCATGTCGAAAACGCCTCCGACGCAGAACGGCTCTGCCATCCTCCCATGGCCGGGAACTTCGCGCGCTTGGTAACGACGAGGTATATCGTCATGTAGCGCATGATGTTCGTCTTGCCCTCGCCGCGCGGAGCAGCCACAACCATGTCCTTGCCGGCCGCGTCCGTCCTCACGATGGCGCGGATGATTTCACGGTGTCCGTCCGAGAAGGGGAGCGTGAAGACGTTCGGAAAGTAATGGCGGAGCCACGCCTCCGGGTTTTTCTCCAGCCGCTTGCGCCGTTTCATGTCCTCGGGTTCGCGCCGTTCGATGCTGTTTTGGCGGTTGTGGAAATCTCGCGAACGTTCAGCCACAGTTTTAGCGTCGGCGGTCGTGTACGCAATATCAAAGTCGGCCTCGGTCGGGTTCAACTTTGCATTTATTCCCAAAACGAGGCAGATGACAGCAGACGCTCCACGCTCTGTCAGATAACGACGATAAAATCCCAACGTGCGCCCGGTCGTGGCAACGTCGTCTACAAAAAGCACGCGCTGGCCGCCTATGTCGCGACGAAGGTCAAGAGTCGCCGCCTCTCCGTCGAAATCTATCTCTGCTTTGTGGTTGTACTTCCGGCTCTTTACTTCTGCCGTTCGCACAAGGTCATGCCCCAGCAACTTCTGAAGCTGCGTTTCAGCCTGTGTGTGTCCGGGGCAAGCCAAAACTACGCCGCAACGGAAATGGTCGGCGACACCCTGAATCATCGCGTGGAACTTCTCGGCGTTCTGCCCGTTCCGCTTGAATCTGTACACCAACTCGGCCTCGCGTGCCTGTTCGCAGTTGCCGGAAGCGCGCGAACCAAACATTGAGACATAGCGGAAAAATCCGTAGATTCCATTATGCTCTAATAATCTGCACTTGTTTACCATTTTTCATAGCTTCTCGTATCGTGTAGGCGGTTCCACGGCTTACGCCGTCCCAAAAGGCGACAAGTCTGTCGCAAGCCGCCACGATCTGCCGATTGCGGACAAGCGGCGCGCCACGTCCAAATCGGGCATAATCTGGCCTAAACTCGATAACGGCAAGCCCGCGCCGCCGGGCCTCCGCCATCGCAAGCGAATCAACGCCGCGCGCTCCGCCCGAAACGATAACGTCCCCGGCCTGCGCTCCTATGGCGTCGAAGTCAATCTCCGCAACCGTGCGGCTCCCTATGACTGCTATTTTCATGCAAAACTAATTGCCTTTTCCGTTGCTAGATTTTTCTTCCGTAT